TCTGCCGTAGCAAGTCTACTTCCTGGAAGAACCGCACTATTACAAAGTAATCCAGCAGTCTCTGTAATAAATCTACTATTGAGACCTCTTACTCTAAGATGCTGTCTCAACATGACAGGTAAACCAGCAAAGAATACCTGATAGTGAGAAGTCTGTGCGAGATTGGTGAAGGTTGGTTTAAAGTCTGATATTCTGCGAGGTCTTACCACTCTAAATACCTAATATGATTCTGTTATTATTATTTAGATGGCATATAAGGGTAAATATTCACCGTCGTATCCTAGAAAGTATAAGGGAGACCCCACAAACATCGTATATCGTTCCTTATGGGAACGAAAGTTTATGGTTTACTGTGATTTGAATGAAAATATTCTTGAGTGGGGCAGTGAAGAAATAGTCATGCCCTACAGATCACCTGTTGATGGTAGAGTACATCGTTACTTCCCAGACTTTTACATCAAAGTAAAAGAATCCACGGGTAGAATCAAAAAGATGATTGTTGAAATCAAACCCAAGAGGCAGTGTTCTCCACCATCAAAACCTAAAAAGCAAACAAAAGGATATCTTCGTGAGGCATATGAATATGCCAAGAATCAAGCAAAATGGGAAGCAGCATCAGAATGGTGTAAAGACAGAGGATATATCTTTAAAGTATTTACTGAAAAAGAACTAGGTATCAAGTAATGGCAAGGAACATCAAATCTGGTGGACGACTTGGTAAAAAGTATTTCTACGTCTATGAGACTGGTGAAGTAACTTCCAGTAATGATCCAGATATTGAAGTAGGTTCCAATGTTTACGATGATGGTGTCAGGAAGGACATCCGTGAAGAGGAGGACAGACCGACAGATACCGATGAAAATGTCAACAGGATTCGTGGAGTTGTTGACAGTTTAGGTAGAAGAAATAGAAGAATGCATCCTACTGATATAATGCAGGCACTTATCACTGCATTAGACCCTGTTGAAGGTATGCCTCAACCTGATAAATACTACACATACATATATAACGCAAAGACTCCTGGTATTCGTTATGATCAGCATCCGTTGGTGCTTGTATCCAGTGTAGGACTTGAAGGTTTCACCGCTTTTAGTTTACACTGGAGGATGATGAGAAAATACACTTATCCAGAAATCGCGAGTAGTCTTTACGAAATTTATCCCTCGGAAGTAAGTGATGCCTTGAGACTTCCAACCGCTTACTATCTGACAAATAACTAATATGCCTTTACCTTCAGGTCAAAATAGCGAATACGGACAATTATCTGATAAACCCACCACTGGTGATCCAAAAAGTTGGAAAAATCCAGGGTCTAAACCTGATGATCCCACTGAAGCCCAGAATGGTGGTGGCACAGGTAAGGCAACTAATGGTAAAATAAGCAGATTCACTGGTGGCAATAAGCATTTAAGATATCCAAAAGATCGCATGGATAATAGCGATATGGATTATCTTAAAATTAATATAGCAGATTACCGAGCACCTTTTGGAGGATCCAGTTTATTAGATGGCATTGTTGGGGATATCACTGTTGATGAGAAGACAAAAAAAGTAACATCCAAATATAATATAAACAAAAGTGGATTCAAAGCAATATCTGAAGCAACGGGAAGTAATGCGAATAGAAAAAATTTAAAAAATCCCAAGCACACGATTGTTCTGCCTATTCCGCAGCAACTTTCTGATATTAGTGCGATTGATTGGACTGATGGTAAGTTAAATCCAATTGAAGCATATGGATTGGCAGCAACATCTACAATTATCAGAGAAGGCGGAAGAGGCATAGATAATGCAGGTCAAGCTGCTAAAGATATTGTCACACAGTTGGGTGCATCTATCGGTTCAGCAGCAAATGATCCAAATATTCAAAACGCACTTATCGCTGCAATATCTGGTCAAGCAGTTGGTGCTCTTGGTGGAAATGTTAGTGGAAGTTCAATCGTTGCGAGAGCAACAGGTCAGGTCTTCAACCCAAACTTAGAACTGCTCTTCAACGGTGTCAACCTTAGAGTATTCCCATTTACCTTTGAGTTCTTTCCAAGAAATAGAGAGGAGGGTGAAGAAGTGAGGCAGATTATAAGACTTTTGAAATACTCTATGGTCCCTTCAAGAGGTGATCAAGGAATATTCATCAAAGCACCATTCGTATTTCAACTTCAGTACATGAAGGGTAGAGACCCACATCCTTTCTTGAATAGATTTCAACCCATGGCACTGACAAACATGTCAGTGAACTACACGGGATCTAACAATTATTCCACTTTTTATGATGGGACACCAACTCACATAAGATTAGAACTATTATTCAAAGAACTCAATCCAGTTTACAAAGATGATTATGATGTTCTTCCATACGACGAGGGGGTAGGATTCTAATGAGTTATTTCAGAGAATTACCAAACATATTCTATCAGTCTCAATCAAAAGATAGAAATTCTTCTAATGATTATGTTCTGGTCAAAAACATTTTCAGAAGAACCAAGTTACGTGATGACCTTCAGAACGTAGTAACTTTATTCAACAAATATCAGATTTCTCCTGGAGAAAGACCAGATACTATCGCAGATTATCTTTATGGTGATCCCGGTCTTGATTGGGTTGTCATGATGACTGCGAACATTATCAATGTAAGAGATCAATGGCCTTTATCTGATAAAGAACTTTATGACTATGCTGAAAAAAAGTATGGGACGAAGTTAAATGATGTTCGCTTCCATGAAACTACAGAGGTGAAAGATTCTTCAGGAAGACTTGTTTTACCAAAAGGAAAGATTGTAGACTCTGGGTTTACTATTCCTAAACCTGGAACAGATACAGCAACTTTAAATCCCGTTGCATCTGTTAGTAATTATGAATATGAAGTGAGAGAGAATGATAGGAAGAGACAGATTTTTGTGCTCAAACCAGAGTATCTTGGTATGTTCCTTGAAGATATGAGAAATGAAATGAAATATGGTCGCTCTTCTGAATATATTAGTAGTAACGTAGCAGCAACCAGAAATACTAGAAACACTTCTGCAGAATAAAAAAGGGGGTCGTTTGACCCCCTTCTCTGTATCAGTCTTCTGCCAGTTTGGCGAAGTATGACAGAGCATCGTCGTCATCTTCAGTTTTGTTTGACGACAGAGTGATGTCAGGATCGTTGAATCCAGCATCGGTTGTGGTGGTTGTAGTTTCACCACGGTTAGCAGCGCGGAACTCTTCTTCCTCTTGAACGGTCTCTTGGTCTTGGAAACCAGGGGTTCCCTTGTTACCCAGAACATAATCAAGACGCTTCTTCAGAGTGTCATAGTCCTTGAACTGGTCTGCAGCGACGAGTTCTGCCAGGGAGTATTCTTTCTTCCAGATTGCTTCCATAGCATCATCATCGTCCAGCAGAGCAGACTGTGCAGCAAACTCAGAGGAGTCATAGTTGCGATAACCAGCAACGTTCTTTGCCTTCAGTTTGAAGTTGGCACCTTGCCAGAAGTCAAAGGGATCAATTGCTTCCTCATCTTCAAACTCAGGTTGCATGGCAGCAGTGAGTTTGTCAAAGATCTTCTTACCGAACTTGTACAGGAATACACCACCTTCATTAGCAGGGTTGGCAGGATCCTTGACAACGTAGATGTTTGCCATGTAAGTCAGTTTACGCTTCTGCTTACGTGCCAGTTCCTTACCTGCATCGGTGCCGTTGTTCCACAGCATCGTGTTGTATTCGGACACAGGATCCTTCTGACCCAGAGTGGTCAGAGAGTTTTCAATGTACCAACCACCAGGACCCTGAAAGGCGTGAGAGTACAGTTTGACGAAGGGCAGATCTTCTCCATTGGGAGCAGGAAGGAAACGGATAACAGCATAACCGTTGCCGCTCTTATCACACTCAAGTTTCCAGAGACGATCGTCTCCAGAACTACCTGCTTTGTTCATCTTGTCAACTTCTTTGACCAGTTTGGCGGTCAGAGAACCCAGTTTGGATTGCTTCTTAAGATCAGCGAAAGACATTCGGATTACCTCGGATTTGTTTGGATTTGGGAGATTTACTTGGATAGTATAACGAAATTTTGCTCAGGTGTCAATGTAGTCTTTGAGCGATTCAATGGTCTTTGTCATGCTATCAAATAAAGTCTTAATGTCTGTGGATGGAGGGAACCCCATCATCAGAACAGACTTCTGCAAGTTCTCTTTCATTTCAATCGCTTTGGGATCGTCCGAAAGAGAAACTCTAGTATACATCACTTGCTGCTTTTCTAGCAAGCTCTGTAACATTTCAATGTGTTCAATTTTGTCATCACGAGTCATAGTACCAAAAGACATTGCATTTGTATAGATCTGCTCTTGCAGATCATTAATTTGTTCCAATTCGTTTTTGATAATATCAGACTCAAAAAAATCACTCATTTACTATATCCCTTAATAACTTCTTGTAGTTGAACACATCAATATTTATGAAGGGTGCATATTTTTTGATTTTTAAACTGACGGTTTCCCACACTGGGTCAGTAAGTTTCTTGTCAAAGTCTTCACGAAAATGGAAGATTTTTTCGTAGATCACGAAGTTTTCTAGCGACAATCTCCCGCTTAGATACTCCTTGAGAATTTTTGGATGCCCTTTGGAGCAGTCGAATAGACTCTCCAATCCGTTCTCCGAGAGTAATTCGTTGCTTTGTTCTTTGAACAAGTAGGTTGAACTCTGCCGTCGTTTCATCCACTCGGCGTATGTCCTTTCTCCAGAATTTATAATTTCTCCAATCCATAGGTTCTGTGGGTTGTCAGCAGCAGAAAAGTTAGATACAAGAAAGTCAACGACTTCACTGTCGTCATACTTACGGGACGTTTTCTCAAACCAATACTTATCTTTCCTCTTATTAAAAGACGCTATGGATGCCCGTGATTTGGCACCATAGCGAAAGAAGTCGTACTTTGGGTTTGTGAAATGATTTTTTAGTGACAAATAATGTTTATAAGTTTCAAAGGGCGTCACGGTCATAGAGGAAGTTTTGCTCGCGATGTTTTCTTCATGAAGTTAAGGCGGATGGCGTCCCACTTCAAACGCTCTTTCAATGGTTTAGAAATGAGCTTCGTTACAGAGTCTACCTCAAGACCGTTGATTTCGCAATAGTGACAAATGGCGTCAATGTAATTGATCTGTTCTTCCGCGACAATCTTTTCAATCTCCAAGGCAAACTTGGAGGGAGTCAAGAATTTGCTCTCTATGACTTTTTCTAGTTCCTTATTTGGTTCCATATTC